AATAAAAATGAAAAACCGCAAAGAAAATACTAACCTCGATCATCTCGTCAAGGGCGGCGAAAAGATCTTTTACTCCGCCTGTGTCGTGCTGGCCTGCTGTCTAGGCGGTAGCATTATGTTACTGCTCGCGGCTCTAATCGCTAAATTCTAATAACAAATAATACAATGAGTACAGAAAATACAGAAAATACAGAACTAGAAACATTACAGCGCAGCGCGGAGGAAGTGCTGCACTTTATCGCCGAGGAGCAACTGCGTTTCGTTTGGGTAGTCGCAATGATTCCGGGATCGTCGCAGAGTACGCTCGGACAGGACACGCTCTTGATCATTGATCAAAACAATATTGAGTTATTCGCTGGCCGCTTCATTGCGGAATCAGAGCAGCGCATCGACATACTCCGTGAAGGTGTGGAGTTCATTATGGACCAAGAGGAATTATAGATGATCGAAACAAACCACATAAGCCAGACAGCTAATCAATTCGCTGACCTGTACGAATCAGTAATGCGGAACAACAGAATAATGGAGGAGGGCCGCCAGGCTGTGCTTCACTTTCGCAAATTAGGTCTAATAGAAGATGCCCGCCGGACTAAGACTGGCCGCGCATCGTATCCAACATACGGAAAGAAAAGAAAATGAGCCACTTCTACAATTGCCAAGACATCTTGAACCCTGCGTTCGAGGCCGACATAATGACACCCGCTAAAGCTAAGAAAGTTGAGAAGGTTTATCCTTCTGTTACGACTGTGCTGGGTATCGTCAAGGATGCGTTCCTTGATAGCATCTATAAGCCCCGTATGATCACGCAGCTAGCTAGAGAGTACCCTTACCTAGTATGGCAGGAGCTAGAACGTCTGACGTACGGCACAAGGGAGCATCCTGTTACGGGTGATACCATTGAATCATCGGAGTTCGGCACGACCGTCCACAAGGTGATAGAGGACTTCATCAATCACAACTACCTAGCGGAGGGCAGTGCGCCGGATGATAGCGTATGGAATGAATGGGCGATGCCATTTGTGGACTGGGTTCACGAGGAGGGAGTAAAGCCTGTTTCCTGTGAGCATATCATTGCAAGCAATCGAATCAAGATCGCCGGGAGTGTGGACTTCATTGGCTACGATAGCGACGATAAGCTGTTCCTAGCGGACTACAAGTGCCGCACGAATACCAAGGGCAAGGCTAAGTGCTACGACAAGGACTGCCAGCAGCTCGGCATCGAAGCCTATATGCTAATGAAGGAGCGCAATCTGGACTACCTGCCAGGCTGCATCTCCGTCATCATTGACTGCGATACCAAGAAGCACCACCACAAGGTCTGGAATGCCAAAGAGCTTGACAAGGGTATCAAGGTAGCGAAGAAATGCGCCGAGCTGTACTGGCTCTTGAGAATGTAATATGACTGAGTACGAGATCCTAACACGCCACGACGATATGCCAGAGGGCTACGTCGGCAAGACTTACAAGTGGGCGCACGATGAACAAGGAGCAGTGCGCCTGCTTCTCAAGAAGATGCCAGACAAGAGTGGGGTCTGTGTCTTCAAGCGAGGAGGCACAGGGAAAATACTATCAACAAAGGAATTAACTAAATAAGAAGAATGTACGAAACAACAGCAGAATCAAACAGCAGCTTTATGGAATGGGCAGCAGCCCGGATTGCCAAGGAGGTTGAGGACAATGAGAGGATTGAGGCGGCAGCAGGGACACGCAACTTTATACCTGGCAGTAACTGTAACCGAATCACTCACCGACTCAGCACCGAGGAGAAGGCCGAGGTAGTGAAAAAGATTGACGCAATGCGTGACAAGGGTGTATCCCTTGAGACTGCGGCGGATCAGTCCGGCATCCACAAGTCAACCTACGCACTATGGCGGCGACAGTTCAAGCTACCTAATTACCAACTACCAACTATTTCCAAAATGGAAAAAACTGGAAACAACTCAGCCCAGTAGGACGCACACATTATGAAAGAAAACTTATCAAATAACGAAGCTCGTAAATCGGTTGATTCTATCGACTGGTTAGATGAATCCTATGTCGAGAGAGTCGCCAAAGAGTGCAATATGAGTCTAATGTATGATGATGACGGAGACTACTACGACGCAAACGTTGAAGACGTGGTGAAATTTGCGCAAGAAATCGCCAAGGCTGCAATTCAAGCTAACCACTAATTAACTCAGCCCACAGGGCGCACACATTATGAAAGTATCAAAAGAATCAATGAAAAAACTAGGGTTTGTGAGCTACGAGGGTTACTGGCAGCACGAGAGGTTCCCCGACTTATGTTTCACTGAACTTCCAGAGTGGCACAAGATCGTGTACAACTCTTTTATAAATGGAAAAGGGTGCGGAAGGGACGAGACGCAGAAAGACATCAAAGAAGCCCTAGGAATTTACTAGTAGGGCGCACACATTATACAACAATATACACCGATATACATTATGGCTGATAACCTAGACGAAAAACCACTGACCAGCATCATCCTGGAGCTAAGGGATGACTTCATCTACCTACGCAGTGAGAACCTACGACTACAGGAAGAAAACAATCAACTCAAGCAGGCCATCGCTGCACTCAATGGCGAGCCTACTAACTCACTATGACATACCTATCACAGAATCAAATTAAGGAGTTCCGGGAGGCTAACAAGCCAGTCTCCTGTCCCATCCTGGACACCAAGACCAATGACTGGGTGCTGGATCACGACCACCAGACTGGAATGGTACGAGGTGTACTCTCCCGCCAAGCTAACAGTCTTCTTGGGAAGGTGGAGAACTTTTTCCTTAAGATGTGCAGGGGCCGGAAGGAAGATTTGCCAAATACTTTAGAGGCAATGGCCGCCTACCTGGAACAGGATATGACTGATGTCCTTCACCCAGTGGGACTTACACAACTTACAAGAAAGTTTGCAAATAGCTTGACAGCATCCCAACAAGTAACAGAGTTGAAAGACCTAGGAGCAAGTGAAGGTGATCTTGCTTCTTGTAAAAATCAAAAGCAGCGCAAAGAGCTGTTCCGTAAACTAACCAAAAATAAATATGAGTAACCCAGATAAAACACCTGAAGAACTAGAACAGTATTCTGCTGTATTCAACATAGCACCCTTGACCGATGACATTGGATTTTCTTATATCATTGAGGTTAAGCAAGCTGAAGGGACAGAATACTGCGGAGTAAGTTGCATTGAGGAGGCTTTTAATGCAATACAAGAGTGGCCATTCAGCACAGCCACCATCAACCTTGGAAATAAAATTCCTAGCATTAAATTCAACTAACCAAAAATAAATATGAGCATATTACAACAGATACAGTCGGAGCTGAAGGCTCCCAAAGGCCAGAAGAATAACTTCGGCAACTACTCGTACCGATCAGCCGAGGACATCCTTACTGCGGTTAAGCCCCTACTAGAGAAGCACGAGGTGTCACTTATCATCAGCGATGACATCGTTGGAGTAGAGGGACGAGTCTACGTCCAGGCAACTGCAACTCTATGGTTGGATGACAAGGACTGCGAGCCACTTGCTAGTTCCACTGGCTTTGCTCGTGAGGCTCTTACCAAGAAGGGAATGGACGATGCCCAGATTACTGGCTCGGCCTCATCCTACGCTAGAAAATATGCACTTAATGGACTCTTTGCTATTGACGATACCAAAGATCCGGACGCTACTAATGATCACGGTAGCAAACTACCTAAACCTACAACTAAACAATCACAGGGATTCTAAGCGAAACATTCTGTTACGCACAAATAATATGGACTTACGAAACGAACTTATCGATGTTATCTCAAGCATTCAAATGCTGGACAACCACTACGAAACAATCATCGGAGAGATGGATGAAAAGATGGAATACCTACGAGGTGAAAATACTTTCTTGATTGAGCAGAACCACTTGCTTAATCAGAAGATCGACGCACTTGCTGAACACTTGAGCGTCAAGCTAGAACAACCCGATACAACCATCCGCGCTGTACAGCTGGATGTAACTAACAACAAATAACCAACCAATAACGAAAGAAATATTATGTCTGAATACGATAACACAAACTCTGGTACATTCTTCGTCAATGACCGTAAAGAAAAACCAAATCATCCTGACTACAGCGGGAAGATTAATGTCGAGGGTAAGGAGTACTACCTCAAGGGCTGGAAGAAGACGGCCAAGAGCGGTACTAACTTCCTGTCACTGGCACTGAACCCAGTGGATGCTGCTCCAGGCGGCGGCGGAGGAGGCGGTGGTTCGACAGGACCTAAAGCTGCAAGTGCGCCAACCAATGACAACACCCCATTCTAAGCGTGTCGTCATTCGATAAAGTCTGGTGGGATAAATTCCGCCGTGATGAAGTTGATTCCATTCTAGAGATGACCGCTAACAAGTGCTCGGATTATACCGGAGGAGAAAGCTGCAATAACCCCTTTGCAAATTTCGACAGCTCCGCCGAGTGGGGCGTTCATCCACTAACTGGAGTCTGCGTTCGGATGCAGGACAAGTTCCAGAGAGCAAAGGCTTTCTGTAAAGACGGTCAGCTAAAGGTAAATACCAGCGGCGACCAATCCAAGGATATCTTCCGTGACCTTATTGGCTACTCTCTAGTGGCCATAGGAATGCTCGAAAGAGAAGAGTCAAAGTAACCCTTGTGCTAAGATGCTTGCCCCTTACGAATCCGTAGGGGGCAAGTTATTCTTATGACTCAAATTAATAATAAAATAAACCGTAACGAAATGACTAAAATAAATGAAGCCGCCGAAGTATCTCTTTCAATCTACAACACAATTGATGTGTATAAGTTGCAAGGGGCAGATCGTGTAGCTTACAAGTCCCTTGGACAAGTCCTTCGTTCTCTGGTAGAATTACTTGAAAATGAACGAAACAAATCTACTGACACACACACAGCCACATAGCGTTGAGGCTGAACAAAAACTAATTTCATCCTGCTTATTTTCTGGGAACTCGTCCGCGTACGATACGGTCCGTCCCATAGTAGAAGCCGAGGATTTTTACGTATTAAGATTTAGATTACTTTACGAAGCTATAGGTGAGCTGTCTCAACTGAGTCACCCTATTGATATCGTATCCATCTCGGAGCACTTGAAGTCCGTAGGTGGCCTTGACGATGTAGGTGGCATACCAGGTTTTATGTCCCTAGCTGATGGTGAAGTATATACTGAGAATGCAGCTAAGTTCTACGCCAGGGTGGTAGCTGAGAAGTCACGCCTACGTGAGATTATGAAGTCCTGCCGGATTGCCGTCGAGAATGTGGAGTCCGAGGCTCTTACCTATGACGAGATTCGCAGTTCACTTGAGGCTGATATCACGGCACGTCCTTTACTTAGCCAGAATAAGTCAGGCATAGGAGCTTCGGCTGACGAGCTAATGGATGACATCGCCAGGATGCAGGCAGGTGACTACGTTCCCGATGTTGTTAAGACTCATACCAATAACTTGGACAGTGAGCTTGGTAACCGAGGGATCGCTGCTGGTGAAGTAATGACCGTAGCTGCACCTACCTCCTGTGGTAAGTCAGCACTGGCCCTTTACATTGTATCCCAAGCGGTCGCAAAGGATGGTCACGCCTGCGGAGTCTTCTCACTGGAGATGCCTCAGAAGCAGCTTACCAAGAGACTTACTCAAGTTATCTCCGGCGTAAACCTTCGCAGCGTGGAGGACAACGTAGCTAAGCCAGAGCAGGTCAAGCGGGTTCACGAGACTATCTCTGAACTCAAGACAATGCCAGTGTACACCTCGCACTCAGTCAAGAGTGCCGATGACCTGTACAGCCAGACTAAGCAGTTCGTCCAGAAGCAAGGAGTAAAGCTACTGGTCATTGATTACTTACAGCTAATACCTTTCCCTTCCAAGATGGGTAAGGCCGAGGGCATCGCAAGTATCTCTCACAAAATTAAGCAGATGGCTATCGATCTTAATATCGCCATCATCCTACTGGCACAGGTCAACAGGGAGGGAGCCAAGAATGGCCGACTCAAACTGTATGACCTCAAGGATTCCGGGGACATCGAGAATGATGCCGACGTTGTTCTGCTTATGTACCCATCAAACGGGGATGTTGATTCGTCAAAGAGTCAAGATGCCCGCGGGGGTTATACTAGTCTAACCTACGAGATAGCTAAGAACCGTGAAGGTGAGCGCGATATCGGAGGTACGTTTAAATTCTATCACTGCACAGGGAGGTTCGGATAATGACAGAAGAACAAGTAGCACAACATATAATGACAGCTTTTCCTAAGATGAATAAGCTGATCAAAGCAGAGGACGAGTTCAGTCCTTTTGATTACCAGAGTATTGATTACCTAGTCGAGATCAAGGTACGCCGGAAGGCATACGATCCCTGGATCATCGAGCAACTAAAGCTTGATACCAATATCGGAATAGCTGAGTCAATGAAGAAGGACTTCCTTTACGTGACCGGATACCAGCACCTGCTGTACGTCTGGAATATCTCTAAGCTAATCCGGGATGACTATGACTTCGGTTTCGAGGCTCGTGAGATGCCTTGGACTACGGACTTCGACGCAGTACAGATAATAACCAAGCGCACTGGTTACCTTCACAATATAAGCGCACACATCATTAACACACTATGATAGCTACAGAAGAATCAAAAGATATAAAGGTAAACGGAATCACAGTAACCTGCTACTCCGATGGCAGTGTAGAGAGTCAAGGAAGTTACAGCCGAGGAAGATCATTCGGCTCCTCAAACGGTACAGGTTATGGGGTTCACTGGGTGAACTACCAAAGGTTCAAGGTTCACGAGTTAATCGCAAGGGCCTTCATTGGCGATCGACCCACTAACTATGACATTGATCATATCAATGGGGATAGATTCGACAATAGACCTTCCAACCTGCGGTACGTTACACGTTCACAGAACCTCCGAGGATACCAAAAGGTTCGCGGTAAATCCAAGTACAGGGGCGTACAGGTATCAGTAAAGAATCCTAAGTTCGTGGTGAAGGTAGGTCTAGGCAAGGACCACGATTACAAGACGAAATACATTGGCTCATTTACTGACGAGAAGGAGGCCGCTATTGCCCGTGATACCTTCTGCTACGAGGTTATGAATTATCCTCTAGAAGGTTTGAATTTCCCTGAGTTATTTGTTGACAAGGAGGATGCCAAACCACAAGTTACCGATATGCAAAACAACGAAGAGAATATTGAGCGCATCCAGACTCAGATTGATATGATCCGACAGGAGTCCAGGCTTCTGTCCTACCGTATTGATCGTATGACTGAGCAGCGTAAAACTCTCCAAGATGAAAAGCGTAATTTAAAGGAAGTTCTTATTGAATATAAGAAACCATAGTGTATAATGCTTATCAGTGAGTTTGCGTCCTTGTTCTCACTGAAATAGCAAGGTAAGCTGTTGGAGTAATCCGCAGCGGGATCGGTTTTTTCCTATTTAACTCCTTGCGTCGTTACGGTAGCCCCGTCCTTTTTATGTGGAGGACGGGGCTTTTCGTTACCTTGGGTACTGCTTCATTTGTATCTGACGCATCACTGCCTGTACGTCACTGCGCTTCAGCTTACCCTTATCGTAGTCATCCTGTAGCATCTTCATTGCCATCTCTTCCGGCATCCTGCCAGCGAGCTGTACATAACGTGCTCTCTTATCAATGCGATTGGATGGTACGCCAGTTGAGATTGACATATCTGGAACATTGCCAGTCATCATATTCTCAACGTCTGACTTAGTGAATGTCTTACTTAGACTTTGTTTAATTTCTTGCTCGGTTGCATCCAGTGTACGTAGGTTATTAACGTGACGTACGCCTTGCTCCATCTGGGAGCGGTACACCTTGTTGAGTTCTTGGTAAGAACCCGACATATCTGCATCATTGAAACTGGATGAGTTGTACTTGGAGCTGATACCCTTCAGGCTCTTCCTTATATCTCTGAACTTGTACCCAGCACCCTCGATCATATCGAGGTTACGAACCCGGTAGCCGAGTAGATACCTGGCAGTGTTATCCGCTGTAGTACGCTCATCAAGTTTCTGAAAGTCAGATACAGTACCTGGCGTGAAATTCTCCTTAAGATACCAAGTAGCTAGATCTAGATTTTTAGCCAGACCATCAACCTTATCGGAAATCTGACGGCCATTCCTGTCAACATTGTTGGTGGCGGCCACGATGTTTTTAAGATTGATAGTAAGGTCACCGCCGAACTTACTCCAAGTGGAATCAATGAATCGGTTCATACCATCCATAAAGCTTTCACCCTTACGAGCGGAGTCCACTATTGAGGATAGTTCCGCAGTGGGAATCTGGTAACCCAAGTTGGCTATGCGGATCTTGTTGCCGTCCTTGCGGATGTGTAATGATTGATCCTTCTCCCAGTCAGCGAAGACAGTCTCTCGCATTGCCCTCTCATCTTCCTCATCTATACCCGCCTCCCTGTTAGCAACTATGCCTACACCAGAGCCAGCCGTAAGTACGGCAGTAAGTGCGGCTGCGCGCTTTAATCCCTCAACCCTGATTCTGCGTACCGTGTCCGAGTTCAACTGTACCCCGTACTTGTCCTGTAACATATTGGCAAATGTACCATCGGTCATCTGCTTGGATAGCTTCGCTTGATTCCAAGTAGTTCTAGCTAGCTCAACATTGAATGCCCCGAACTCATTGAGGATGCCGTATCTGGATAGTCCACGTACACCCTTATTGATTCGGTCATAATTCATATAGGTGTTATTAGTAAGGTCACCAGCTAACTGTTCGAACTCCCTCTTACCCATACGCTGTATATCCGACTCAGGTATAATGTCGCCCAGGAACTTCTTGTAGTTCTCGAAAACAGATATGCGTTGTGCAGTATCGAAAGCACTGTAAGCCTTACCCACTCCGTTGACGGCACGTTGAAATTTCTCAGGTGCAATGCCTCCCTTGAATCCATCACGGATGTCAGAGGCGGTAATACCCTTATCAACGATACCTAGTTCCTTCAGTCGGTTGAGTTCCAGTAGGTCAATCTTGCCGCTCTTAAATCTTTGTGGCAGGGCTTCATTGATAGCTACGTGCATTCCCTTTTTATAGCCTCGGAACGGATTGAACCCTTGCCCAGCTACTAGTACGGCATTACCCACGAACTGCACTGGGTAAGAAGCTAGATTCAAAGGAACTCGTACAAACTTAGCGGCTGCTGTCGTAGTCTTTAACGCACCAGTAACAAGACGTACGAACCACGGACCAGCATCCTCGACTACTCCAGTTCCGTACAGTTCCTGTAGTGCCTCATTAGCCTCCTTTGGTACATAGATAGGGTCACCCTCTTGGAGCTTGCTTGACTCAACGTATCCAGTTGGATTCTCATCGCTTACTGGGACCTTAACCTTTTGGGGTACGCGCTTGTCACCTGATCGCATAAGGCGACCACGGATAAATAATGGTTCGAAGCCCTCTGGAACTTCACCGGGAGCAAAGGTTCTAGCTGTCTTGTGCTTCAGCATATCGTCAGCTATGCGACGATTGCCAGCCTCGTACGAAGCCAAGCGTCCAAGTCTAGAAATTGTTCCGAATAGTTTCTCACCTGCTTCCTTGTACTCCCCAAGGTACTCAGTCATCGCTTCGGAAAGGTCCTCATTCTTGCGCTTAAATACACGACGATTACCAGCAATGGTATTCATCATCTTCAGGGTATCACTGCGGTTATCCTTTAGATCCTGGAAGAACTTGTTGATACTTTCCTCGCTCTGACCTTTCTGTGCAAGCTCCACCCTAAGCTTGTTCTCAGCATTAGCAGATGGCACATAACTACTATCCTCGTAAAATTTGTACTCACGGGTGAAGTAATTCTTGGAATCAATACTGTTTTTAATCTTCGCTGCAATCCGAGGATCAATGTCCAACTCCCCGGCCTTATACATCCGATAGATTGTATTCTGGTACTGGTCAATCTTTACGCGGGCATCGTCCAGCGTACCCTTGATGTCCGTGAATGCAGCAGGTAGATTGTTGCTGTTGTTTGCGACGTAGTCATTGAGCGCATCCACGTCAGTCTTTGATGCCTTCTTGGAAGCACCATCGACGATACTACGTACGGTAGCAGCTAGGTCAGTGGCGGCTGCTGATTCATTCTTAGCTCGTATTGAATCCATTGTGGCACTACCACCGATGAGCTTTGATGGTACGATGTTCCTATATAGGGACCGCATAAAACGTGAACCTATACCTATAGGATTCTCACCAGCCAATGTTTCCACGACCTGCGCCGCATCGGGGTCACCCTCCTCGTACGCCTTATTGAGATAATCACCAGCCTTGCCACCGAACTTCGGGTAAGCCTTTTTCATTAACTCACCAGCAGCACCTAGACCTAGACCTAGACCACCACCGACTAGCACAGCGTTACCGAGTTCTTCACTGGTAAGTAACTCACCCTCCTCAACGCCTTTCTCAATCTGAGCACCAGCAGTTGATATAAGAGCACCACCTGCTGCACGTTTAGTTCCTTCCTTCGCTAGACGGGGTAGGAGACGCGCTCCCTTGGAAGCCTTACCTAGACCACCTGGGATAAGGTTAAGAGCTGTGTCAGCCGTCACACGGCCCCAGCTTATTTCATCTTGTCCTTCAATTTTCTGTGCCAGTAATGAACCGCCAACTCCTCCTCCTATTCCTCCGCCCAAGTATCCAAGAGTAGCCCCGATAGCAGCTCCAGGTGCGGCTCCCACACCAAAGAAACCAGCTCCAAGCGCGGCCCCAGCAGCAGCCCCCGCAGCAGCACCAGCGTACTTAGCACCTTCACCAACAACAACCTCAGCACCAAGGCCAGCTACTGTCCTCCCGATACCGGGTCCCTCCTCATCGAACTGATCAAAGGAGTTCTTGGGTTCGTCGAATTGGTCAAAGGAGTTCTTGGGTTCGTCGAATTGATCAAAGGCATTTTGCTTTGAATCAAACTGGTCAAATTGATTTGCCATATAGGTTATGTAAGGTATTTGCCTGAGGAGCCAGCACCATATTTAGAGTCAAAGTCAGAGGCGGCATCGGGATTATTCTTTAGGTAATCTATAGCTGATTGGGGTATGATCGAATTACCTCCACCACCGCCACCAGGCTTACTGGCCTCAATGATCTCAAAGATAGTTTCCGTGTTAATGCCCATCTTTCCAAGTGTGAAGATGGTAGCAGCCCTGCCCTCAAGACCCATTCTTGCAGCAGCGTCTTCAGCCTCCTTTACCTTGTCGGGATTACCCTGCCTGAGTACATCTATTCTGGCTCGTAGAGCTTCATTCTGTAGCTGACCTTGCTCAGATGACTGTGATCTCTCTGCTTCGGTCTTCTCTCGGTTGCCAGTAACTGGATTGAGTCCAGCCTCTGCTCGCATCTGAGCGGCTCTTAGGTTGTCTCCTCCGCCGACCATACCGCGAAGCTGTGATGTTGTGTAATCACCGTAGGTACGGGGGCCAGCAGTTCCGTCACGTTGATCAGCGCGTTGCTGCATCCGCTCGGACTGGCGTTGGTAAGCCTGTGACACTTCATCCTCGTACTGACCATAGGCATCAGCACGGGTCTGAGAAGTCCCAGCAGCACCAGCAGGAATCATACGACCCTGTGGGTCAGTACGTAAACCATAGACACCCTCAGTGCCGTCAGGTGCATTCAAGTACTCATTGAGAGTACGTCCACCAAGTCGAGCACGAGTAGCATCTACGCCCATTGGGGCTGTGAACTCAGTAGGCTGGCCGAGTTGTGCCATATCTCCTTCAAATTGTCGCAATTGATCGGCAGTGATTTCTCGCTGTTGACCGAACTCATCCTCCTGCATAATTCTACCATCCGCCTGAGTGAATGTAGACCTTGGAGTAAATGACGACATTGCATTAACTGGTGCAAGCGATTCAGCCGCCTGTTGGAATGGAGTAGCAAGATCCCTTACAATGCCCTTCTCAGCAAGTTGAGCTTCTACTGCTCGCAGGTCATCGACATTGCCCAGATCCTGTAGCGACTTAGCAATGCCCATCTGTCCGGCTTGGTAGTCCTGTACAAACTGAGCACTGTTAGCTTGATCATCTCCCTGGATAGAGGTAATTTGATTTAGTTCCTCAGGGGCATATGTAGCATCTGGTCCACGCGCTTGCTTGCCAATAATGACATCTGCAACCGATGGTCCAGGAACAAATGGCTTACGGCCAAAGTTAGCATCAACACCTAGGTCGATCCGCACTTGGTTTGCGTCCTCTCCTGCTGCAACCCTGCTATTAAATATATCAAGTTGGGTAGGTTGAGCGACTTCGCTTGGTTGTCCAGTGGGGGAATTGAAGTATCCTCCTGTTGAAAATAAACCTAGGCTCTCTGACCCTGCTTGTTCTGCTGCGTTGTTAGCAGCGTAGTCAGCGGCGTATTGATTTGCCAGTTCCAGTTCCGATCCAGAGAGTTCTTGTAGAGCATTCCCATAGTCAGAAGCAAGCCCAAGGCTTTCTCGCACTGCGTTAGGATCTTCACCCGCAGCGACTCTACGGTCAAATGCACCACTAATAGTAGCATCACCCATCGTGTCAGGTGTAGCTAGCGCACCAATCAGTCCGGTCCTCAATACTCCGGATGCAAATTGTTTGGCTGGCCCCATAGTGTATGGGGCTGTACGATTCACGGCATAGTTAGCGGTTCCAGGCTTTGCTTGTGGTGTCCCACTAATTGTTGCGGGTGGACCCACTCGCTGAGCAGCATTCATAGGTCGGGCAGTATTCGCAGGAGCACCTCCAGCGGAACTTACGGCAGGAGGTTGATTTGGCGGAGCAAGCTGAGTACCAGGAATAGGTCGAGCTGGTGCATTGCCAGTGAACTGAGGCGGTGTGTTAGGTCCAGTAGGTACGCCCTGATAGCTCTGAGGCTGTCCCATTAGGACGGGCTGGTTTGGAGCGGGTCGAAGGTAACCCTGGCTAACTGGTCCAGTTACCTGTGGGTTGGCTCCGCCAGCAGGTAAGTTCCTGCCGATGATGTTGCTGCTCTGAAATAACCCTTGGCTCACTGGTCCAGTGACTTGTGGGTTTACACCACCAGCGGGTAAGTTTTGCCCAAGGAAGGCTGCTCCACCTAGTCCAGCGAGGGCAAGAGGGTTGACATCCTCCTGTGGAGCCTGCTGACCCATTAGGTCAGTGGTCTGCATCATAGGGTTAGTGGAGGCTTCTGCTTGTAGGCGCAGACGTTCTGCTTCTAATTCTTCTGGTGTCATAGTCGTATTATATCATAAAGGGTTTAGGTTCTAGTTCTTTTATAAATTCGTCTGCCATAATGTTTTGTCTGTGTTTAGTTTAGCTTATGTGTCAAGTTTCTTAGGATATTGTTATTGTTCCAGTGCCGCTGCCAAATGTCCCCAAATCCACCTTAACTATAGATGGAAGAACCTTGGCAGGTAGCGTGATGACCTCAGTGCCACTTATGCTTGAATTGCCACCGTCTCCATAAACAAGATTGCCACCTACAAATACACTAATGCCCGGACTGTCCCCATCTGCGGAATAGGTAAGAGTAAATGTAGTGGCTACGGCGGCTTGATACCGAAACTGTAGAAGGGCAGCAGATAGGTATGCTCCATCACGATCTTCAAAGCTTGCCGATATATCTGGGCCGTTCTCATAGGTCGTAGTGTTTTCGTATGGGTCGCCAGTGGACTCGGTGTCTTCGCCTTCGCTTGGCTCGTCTGATTCTTCGCCTTCGGAAGACTCGGACTCGTCACCTTCAAACTCATACTCGATTGTTTTTGCGGCCATCCACGAATCACCTTCCCAATTATTCATTGCACAGTTTACGGGCAGTATCCCGACAGTAGGAATTATTGGCTGATTAAGGAACGAGTCTATCGAACTTGCAAATGGCCCTGCTCGTAGTATAGCCATTAGACTGCTTTGGTTAAAAACACGCGTTGCCCTGCTGTGTTGTCAGCGTTCACGACGTCCATCGTTTCTTCCTCAAAGCCATCTGGTAAGCCGCCACCACTATTGCTCTGTGGGGTTTCCGGAGTTGCCTCAGGAGCAGTAAACTGATCAATGCCCCTCTGTTGAACATCGGACTCGTAGTCCTGTTTATTGTCCGAGGGATACTTCTTCTCATTAAAATTAACGTCAGATTGTTCCAGTGCAGCATCCGCGGCAGCCTTAATCGCCCTTCGCTGCTTTTTCCCCGAAGCACCTTGAAGTAGTAATTTGCGGCGATCCTTGATGTCTTTAACCGCCCCTCGCCTCTTTCTGGTTTCCCTCTGCTGGTTCCTAGATACGGTATTTTCCCAGTCTAATTCGTCTTGTGTAGCCATTATGCGGGTGTACAGGTTGCGATTACAATAGTCTTTCGGTAAACGTGTGTACCGTCCAGTTTAGTAAATGCTTTATCTACATTTACATCTAACGTGTACTTCTTGCCGAGTGGATTGGGTGGACCCCCAGATATTCTTATGTTACCAACAGCTCCAGCTTGAACAACCCTACCCTCAATGAATGAGAAATTTTCTGCAAAATTGTTTGTTCCCACCGTTGCACCCACCGAGGATATTGCTGTGAACTCCTCAGAGTTGTCTGAAGTTTCGGAAAGTACACCCGCTGGCCAGTCAGCATCTTTAGGTTCCAACGCACCGTTCGTCGATGTAAAGAGAGTGTACGTATTGGTTGAGGTCGAGTTGGTATATACATCAAGATAACCTCCCGCCGCTTCGCTATATACGTATCTACCATTGGAAACACCAGTCTCGCTTCGTTGCGGATCAACTATGGAGTTAGTTCCTGATAGTACCCACTGTGAACCGTTCCACTTTAACTCAATTTCATAAATTCCACTGGCCAGTGTTGATACGGTCTGAATGACCCGAACACCACCAGTCAAAATATCATATCTACGGGTAGCATTGTGTATGTACCTAAATGTTTCCCTGTAAACGGATTTACCATTTGAAACCTCTGTAGTCTCTTCTAACTCTAAGTTGTTGAGTTGTATCTGATTACCTACTGTAGAATACTGCAGGTTAGAATTAAGGGCTCCGAACAAATCCCCCGAAAGTTTAAAGGCAGATCTGGTTCTACAGCCACGCAACCCCTGTGCATTGAAGTACGCTGGCTTATCCACTGAAGCGGAGATTGTTGATATTTTCTGACACCACTCAGATGGATTCCATAGTCCGAGGGCGGACTCCTTTATGTAGTCCCCAGCAACAATATCAGATGATGTTTGGTAATATGTATATACATCAGCTTCGACCCTAGCTTCAACTGGGGATCGGACAGCGGGAAATACGTGACCCGCCTCATTCTGCAAGTCAACAACTCCAGGGAATGTAAACGGGGTTAACTGCTGATAGGAATAATTAAGCTTCTCAGCACCCGCAACTCCTGTTAGCGATGTGCCGTCTGACTTTGCGATTACGCTTACTGTAATTCTTTTCAGTCCCTCAAAGTCATCAGTGTCACGGCCTATAACATCGCCCACGGTGGTTCCTTCTGTTACTAGGAATTGATGAGTAGTCTGCTGGACACCCTGGCCAATTGCTCTGATATCTCTGGATAGCTCTCCTGCTTCAATATAGACCTCCTGTACTTGCCTAAAGCTGTCAGTATCATCAATCCCAAAGGATGCAAGGTAGCAGCGCACCGCTGTCTCAGAATCAATCTGATGGTCAATAAAGGAAGTACCTACAGTCTTGGCGTAATCAGTACCAGCCTCGGCAATGCTCGTACGTGTAACACGGCGCAATCCATTTAACTCGTAGTCAGTGTTGTCATCCTTTACTTGAACAAAGGATGATCCAAGTGTCTCGT